CGAGGCCTGCGTCGCTGGCGTCGCGGCCCTCGCCTAGGAAACCTTGGGTCCTTCCGGGGGTCCTGACGACAGCGGGCATTGCGCGCCCCGATCTCTTTGCAGTCTGACGACTTTTCCACAGCCTAAACAACTCAAGCCGCACCTAAAACGGGGGGCTCCATATGGCCGACGCCCCCGAACTGGTAGTGTCCAAGGGCGAGTTCGCGCGGATCATCAACGTCTCCGCCGGCCGCGTGAGCCAGATGCTCGCCGAGGGCAAAATCGGCCCCGACGCCCTGGTGGGCCAGGGCCGATCGGCCAGGATCCGAGCCGACCTGGCCCGCCTGCAGATCTCGGCGCGGACCGATATCGGCCAGCGGCTCGGAAATGGCCTCGGCACCCAGCTGGAATTGCCCACCACTGAACTCCCGCCGGGGCAGACACGGGCGCTAGCGCCATCAAGTGATCCGACGACAGACGCCATCAAGCGCGAGCGCCTGCGCGGCCTGCAGCTGCAGAACGAACGGGCGGCGGAAGAGCGCCTGGCTGAACAGGGCCGCTACGTCCGGGCAGACCAGACCAAGGCCGCCATGACCCGGATGGCCGCGTCGATGCTGACGGTGTTCGAGGGTGGCCTGGCCGACCTTGCTGCGGCCCTGGCGGCCAAGCACAGCCTGGTGCAGCGCGATGTGCTGCATCTCATGAGAACCGAGTTCCGCACCATTCGGGCCAAGGCTGCTGAGGCCGCCAGACGCGACCTGGTGAGCCTGCCGCGCCTCCTGACCGATGAGGTTGTCGACGCCACGGATCCCGCCCTCGGCGAAGCCTGATGTCGATCCACGTCGCCAACCCGGACATGCTCGCGGTGGAGGCCGTGGCGATCGTCCTCGAACCGCCGCCGCCGATCGACTACCTGGGCTGGGCCGAGGCCAACATCATCTTCTCGGAGCGGGAGAGCCCGTTCCCGGGGCCCTATAACCGGGCGCTCTTCCCGGAGTTCGACGAGATCCTCCTGGCACTTGGTCCGGATGATCCCTGCCGGACGGTGACCTTCAAGAAATCGGCCCAGCTGGGCGGCACGGTCGTCGCCAACATCTTCACCCTCGGGACCATGGACCTCGCCCCCGGCGACTTCCTGGTGACCCACCCGACGGACGACAACGCCCGTCGCTGGTCGAAGATGAAGCTGTCGCCGATGCTCAAGGGCACGACGGCGCTCTCGAGGCTGTTCCCGCAGAAGTCGCGGGATGGCTCGGACTCGGTCCTCTACAAGGAACGGGTCGATGGCCGCGGCGCCATCCAGATCTCCGGCGCCAACTCGCCGGCCTCGCTGAGCCAGGTGTCTATGCCCCGCCAGGTGCAGGATGACCTCAGCAAGTGGGATATGAACTCGGCCGGCGATCCGGAGAAACAGGCTGATAGCCGGTCGCGGGCCTTCGAATTCGGCAAGCTGCTGAAGATCTCGACGCCGCTGATCAGCCCGGGCTGCCGGATCTCCAGGAGCTATGGCGAGGGCAGTCAGGAGCGCCCGTTCCTTCCCTGTCCGCACCCGGAGTGCGGCGAGTACCAGGTCCTGGAATGGGCCAACATGCTGGCCACGATCGAGGCCAATCCCGAGGATCCGCACTTCACGTGCATGGCCTGCGGCGCCGAGATCCGCGAGCATAACCTTCGCCAGATGAAGCAGCGCCTGGAGTGGCGCGCGGAGAACCCGAAGGCCAAGCGGTTTCACCGCTCGTTCTGGATCTGGTCGGCCTATTCGGTCCTGCAGTCGTGGCTGCGGATCGCCCAGGAATGGCTCGAGGCCCGCGGCGACCCCGCCAAGGAACGGGTGTTCTTCAACGATACGCTCGGCCTGGCCTATGAGAGCCTGGGCGAGGCGCCCGACTGGGAGAAATTGCGGGATCGGGGGGCGGAGTCGCACTATGTGCGCGGCGCTATCCCGGCCGGCGCGCTGCTGCTGACGGTCGGCGTGGACTGTCAGGGCGACCGGGTCGAGTGGCAGCTGGTGGGATGGGGCCGGGAAGGCCGGCGCTGGATCATCCAGTACGGCGTCTTCCCGGGGCACATCAGCGAAGAGAAGTGCCAGTTCGCCCTCGACGCCCTCCTGCAGCAGACCTGGCCGAACGAGATGGGCCGGCGCCTGCCGGCGGACATGCTCGCGATCGACGGCAACGCCTACACCGAGGACGTCTGGAGCTGGGCCCGACGCCATCCGCAAAGCCGTGTGATGATGGTCCGCGGCCTCGGCTCTGACACCGCGCCCCTGCTGGCTCGCGTCAAGAAGGAGCGGTCGAAGGACGGCAAGATCCTTCGCTATTCGCGGCGGTTCTACAATTTCGGGACCTCGGTCCTGAAGCTGGCGCTCTATCGCAACCTCGCGAAGGAAGACCCGCTGGCCCGTGCTTTTATCGGCCTGCCCCGCGGTCTCGAGGACGATTTTTACCAGCAGCTCACGGCCGAGCGGCGGCAGTGCAAGAAGAACACCCGGGGGTTCGAGGTCTATCTCTGGACCAAGGATCCCAACCAAGCCAACGAAGGTCTCGACACCCACCTGCAGGCCGAAGCCGCGGCCCTCAAACTTGGCATCCGCAGCATGATGGATGGCCAGTGGGATCGTCTTGAGGGGGATCGGGAAGCGCCTGGCCAGGCACAGGGCCAGCTCGATCTCGAAGACTTGCCGATCACGCGAACGGCGTTCGCCTCGCCCGCCAAGGCGCCCGATCCGGCGCCTGCGACTGCCCCCGCGGTGACGGTCCATCAGGCCGCCGCCGCGCCGAAACGCCGCCGATTGGCTTAGAGCACCCACAGGAGGCCCGCCCATGACCTGCACGCCTCCGCTTGGCCTCCTCGACGGTATGTCGCAGCAGCAGCTGCAGGCCGCCCTCAGCGCCGCCCAGGCGGCCTATATCGACCTGATGTCCGGCAAGCAGGGCGTGACGTTCAGCTACAGCCAAGCCGACGGCATGAAGTCCGTCACCTATCGCCAGACGGATGCGGGATCGCTCACCGCGCTGATCCGCCAGCTGCAGCAGGCGCTGGGGCTCCAGGGCTCCCGGCGCCGGCCGATTAGGATGCTGTACCGGTGAGCGACCAGGTGAAGATCCTCGACGCCAATGGCGCGCCCATGAAGGCGGCCCGGACCCGCGCCTCGATGTTGGCCGGCGGCCGGAGCCATGTGCCCTATGACGCCGGCGACTACATGGGCGAGCACACGGCCGCCTGGCGTCCGGCGCTGTGGTCGCCCGATGTCGAGCTCAACAATTCGCGGGACACGATCGTCGCCCGCGCCCGGGACCTGGCGCGCAACGATGGCTGGGCGTCCGGCGCCGTCACCCGGATCCTGGACAACGCCATCGGGTCGAGCTTCCGGCCGATCGCCAAGCCGGATCACCGCGCCCTGGCCCGCTACACCGGCAACTCCCGGTTCGATGCTGTCTGGGCGGAAGAATATGGCCGCGCCGCCAATGCCGCCTGGCGGGACTGGGCCAACGACGAGGCCGGAAAGTTCTGCGACATCGAGCGCAGCAAGTGGATGGGCCTCATGTTCGGCGTGGCCTTCCGCCACCTGCTGATCGACAACGATGCCCTGGCCGTCAATGAGTGGCGTCCGGAGCGTATCGCGCCCGGCCGGGCCCGCTACGCCACCTGCATCCGCCTGGTGGATCCCGACCGCCTGTCGAATCCGCAGCTGCGGTTCGACATGCGCTTCATGCGGGGCGGCGTGGAGGTGGACGAGGACGGGGCGGCGATCGCCTACCATGTTCGCAAGGCGCACCAGGGCGACTGGTGGGCGGGCGGCGACAGCGTCACCTGGGAACGGATCCCGCGGGAAACCGACTGGGGCCGCCCGATGGTGGTGCACTATTTCGAGCCCGACCGCGCGGCGCAGCATCGCGGTGGCAACGGCATCTTCACCCCGGTGATCACCCGGCTGAAGATGCTCTACAAGTACGACACCGCCGAACTCGACGGCGCCATCCTCAACGCGATCTTCGCGGCGATCGCCGAGAGCCCGATGGACCACGAGCTGCTCGGCGAGGCCCTGGGCGAGGGTGACGCCTCCAACGTCCACAGCTATCAGAGCGGCCGCGCGGACTTCTACGACGAGCGCCGGATGGAGATCGCCGGCAGCAAGATCACCACGCTCTATCCCGGCGAAAAGCTAAGCTTCGTAAAGTCCGAGCGTCCGAACGGGAATTTCGCCGCCTTCGAAAAGGCCGTGCTCCGCAACGTGGCCATGGCCGTGGGTGGCGGCGCCAGCCAGGTGAGCGGCGACTATTCGGACGTGAACTTCTCCAGCCTGCGGGCCGAGATCAACGAGATCTGGAAGACCATGGGCCGGCGCCGCCATAACTTCGGCGCCGGGTTCGCCAGCCCGATCCGCTCGGCCTGGCAGGAAGAAGCGCACGAGCTCGACGATTTTCCGCTGCCCACCAGCGGGGAGGTGCCGGATTTCCTCGAGTGCCGCGCCGCCTATGGCCGGTGCAAGTGGATGGGTCCCGGCCGTGGCTGGGTCGATCCGGTCGCCGAAAAGCAGGGCGCCGTGCTGGGCATGGACGCCGGTCTCTCGACCCTCGAGCATGAGGCGTCGGAGCACGCCGGCGAGGACTACGAAGACATCCTCGACCAGCGCGAGATCGAGGTCCGCGCCTTTGAACGTCGCGGCCTGCCCGTACCCACCTGGGCGGGCATGCAGGTCACGCCAGCGCAGTCGACCATCACGCCGCCGGAGGCGAAATGACCAGCTTCGCCCATCTGGCCCAGCGGCTGTTCAACACGCCGCTGGCGATCCATCCCCGCAAGGCTGAGATGGTCGTCGCCGCCCTGGCGGAGCGCCTCGGGATCGCCAGTCTGGTGCGCATGAACGGCGACACGGTCATCCTGCCGTCCGAAGCCTTCTACATGGACGATGACGACGAGGGCTTCGGCGCCCGTCGCGAGACCCGAAGCGATCCCGGTTACGATATGATTGGCGACACCGGGGTTGCGCTGATCAAGGTCTCTGGGACCCTGGTGCACAAGCTCGGCAGCCTGCGGCCCTATAGCGGCATGACGGGCTATGACGGCCTGCGCCAGGCGCACCTGACGGCGATCGCCGACAGTTCGGTGCGCGGCATCGTGCACGAGATCGACAGCGGCGGCGGTGAGGTCGCGGGATGCTTCGACCTGGTGGACGCCATGTTCGAGACCCGTGGCGAAAAGCCGGTCTGGGCGATCCTGAACGAGAGCGCCTATTCGGCGGCCTATGCCATCGCCTCGGCGGCTGACCGGATCGTCGTGCCCCGCACGGGCGGCACCGGCTCGATCGGCGTGATTGCCATGCACGTGGATTTTTCGAAGGCACTCAGCGCCAACGGCTTCAAGGTGACGTTCATCACGTCGGAAGGCGCGGACCGCAAGACGGACGGCCACGGGGAAATCCCGCTCTCCCCTGCCGCCTATGACGCTTTCAAGGTGGAGATCGATGAGGCCGGGCGCCTCTTCGACGACACCGTCGCCCGTAACCGCGGCCTAAGTTCCCAGGCCGTCAATGACCTGAAGGCCGCAACCTTCATGGGTGCGAACGGACTTCGCACCGGTCTTGCCGACGCCGTCATGGCGCCGGACGCCGCCCTTCGGGCTCTGCTCACCGAGCTGGCCTGACTTCACCCCCGGAGATTTATGATGAAGCAGTCGCTCATGACGGGCGCGGCCACGACGCCGTTCGCCCACCTCCTCGGCTCGATCGGCCTCACGGGCCGCAAGGCCCGCGGCGCCCGCGCTGAGGACGAGACCCCCAAGGATGAAAAGGACGACGACGCCAAGAAAGGCGCTCGCTCCGAGGATCCTGAGGATGACGAGGACAAAAAGGACGCCCGCCGCGCCGAGGAGTCCGACGACGAAGACGACAAGAAGGACGACGCCAAAAAGGGCGGCCGCGCCGACGAGTCTGACGACGACGAGGACAAAAAGGACGGCAAGAAAAAGTCGAAGGCCAAGGCCGACGATGAGGACGAGACCTGCGCCGAGGAAGATGACGACGACGACGAGGTCGCCGCCGCCGCTCGCGCCGGCCGCAAGGCCGAACGGGCTCGCTGCCGCAAGATCTTCTCGACCCAGGCAGCCGGCCTGCGGCCCGATGTCGCCGCCCAGCTCGCCTTCACCACCAACCTCTCCAGCGCCGAGGCGATCGGCGTGCTCGAGGCGGCTGCGGCCGGCAAGGGCGTCGAGGTCAGGGCGACGTCGCGGATCCACGAGCGCATGGCGCGCGTGGCTCAGCCGGCGGTCGGCCAGGACGTCGAGGATGGCGACCGCAAGCCCGATGCGCCCAGCGCCAAGGCCGCGGCGATCGTCGCCTCCATGAATAAGGCCCAGGGCCGAAAGGCCTGATCGCCCGCCTCCGTTTCAACCCCTTCTGAGGAACCCCTCCGATGACGACCTATGGCGATAACGCCTTCGCGCCGGGCATGACGTCCGACGCCTATACCCCCGACCAGCTGGTCGCGGGCCATCTCAACCTGGTCACCGACAGCGTCACCCTGACGGGCGCCGCGGCCCTGGTGCGCGGCAGCGTCCTGGGAGTGACCATCTCGGCGGCCACCGCCGTTGCGGCCGCCGGCACCAACACCGGCAACGGTGTGATGGGCGCCGTGACCGCCTCGGGGATCGTGCAGGAGGGCATCTACATCCTGCGCATCACCAAGGCCGTCACCAATGCCGGCGATTTCGAGATCATCGATCCCCGCGGGATCGTGGTGGGCCTCGGCTCTGTCGCCACGGCCTTCAACCAGGGCGGCCTGGCCTTCACCCTAGCCGACGGCTCCGCCGACTACGTGCCCGGCGACACCTTCCTGATCACCGTGTCGGCCCCCACGGCGAAGTACAAGCTCTCGACCTCGGCGGCCACGGACGGCTCCCAGATCGCCGAGGCGATCCTCGCCGACGCCGCTGACCCGTCCTCGGCCGACGTCACGGTCGGGATCTACAAGATGGGCGAGTTCAATCAGCGCGCCCTGACCTTGGGCGCCGGCCAGACCCTGACCGCCGTCAAAGCCCAGCTCGGCCGCCGCGGGATCTTCCTGAAGAACGCCGTCTCGGCCGCCGACCCCACCTGATCGAATACCCCGCGCCGAAAGTGTCCTCCCCGCCGCGGCGTCTTCGCGGCGGGGTGCGCCGCCCGGCCACGTCTCCACCCCTCATCGCACCGCTCTGAGGGCCGGTTTCCCGGCCCCGGCCCTTATCCCTGGAGCTCCTACAATGACCGGCAATCTCGCCTACGATACCGCGACGCTCGTTCAGGTCGTGCC